TCTTCGTTAGCTGTGTAATCCTCAAAGATAGACTGGATAGGCTTAGACAGCGTAGCTAACTCAATATCACCAATGCGGTCAGTACCAGTTACAGGGCGAATACCATCAGGTGCTAAGAAGAGTATCTCACCGTTAAACTCTGCTACACTATCTGGGGCAACACAACCAAGGTTAGCAGTAACTGTTTGTAGTGTGAAGTCAGCAATGTTATTACCCACTAAGCGTTTAATGCTATTACGCCCAAAGATATACATCTCATTACGGAAGGTCTTAAGCTGAACGACCTCAAAGCCTACGTTAATAACGCCAGCACCAGAAGCAGGTGTCCAGTCATTCTCATTTACTGGGGCGCTAAAGTAAAGGTTGTAAGGCTCAGAAGGATCACCAGCTAGAAATAAATGATTGTTAAATGCTGCAACTAGGCTAGGTGCGCTGGGCGCTTGACCTGTGTTAAGCTGAACATATGTAGTACCATCCCATGTAGATGCAGGGTTAATACCATCAGCCATAGCAAACTTAGGGGCACCCCAGTTAAAGCTTTCAAAGCGTACCTTAGATACACCAACCATAGTAGGAGAACCTACGCTAGTAACAGCAACCCAAGCTTCCGTAGTATCGTTCCACTTATGGAGGTAGTCATTACCTGCATCAGGCTTACGTGCTGCAAAGATACCATCATTAATATCAGCAGATACGTGTACACCTAGCACAGGAGTATTAGCTTCACCAGGTACTTCACCGTATGTGTTGGCATACCCTGAGATACGTCTATACCCACCATTCAAGGCAGGCTCATAGTTAATCAGACGTAATGCTGAACCCGGCATCTGACCGCCCTGTGTAAGCGGATCTTGGTTCAGCACCAAGCCACCCAAACAAGATGCAGCAAAGGTGCGTAGGTTATCAGCCATTAATTAGTACCAGTCTGCTTGTTGAAGTATCTACCTGCTATTACAGAGGATCTAACGTATAAAGGTAAGTCAAGAAGTAAGCGGCGCATGTTATCCATACCATCCTCAAACTTCTGCTGGTGTAATGCAGCACTCTGTTCATTGGCACGGAAGCGCATGAGATACATAACCGCACCATCAACTATCACGGTATTAAAACGATCAGGTACTATGCACACATCGTTATAAGATACTAGGTCACTAGGATATGACCAGTAGCGATACTCTAGCTCATAGGCATCATCTGGTAGCGGTGTGATACCAAACTTCATGTCCTGTGTCTGATAAGCAATGTTAGGTATACTATACCCATCTACACCACTAACATCTTCACCTGAGCGGTACTTACGGATGTAGTCCTCATAAGTAATCACAGATAGTCTAGCAGGTGTATTACCCTTAGAAGATAAACGCTTAAGGTAGATAGTGTCCCAGTCAATCTTAGAAGCATCTGAGGCAAAGTCATACACACCTATACCAGGGGTAAGGGTTTGCGTATATGTTGTAAGTGTAAAAGGCCACTCTTGACTATTCTGCAGTAACTCACGTATAGCAGAGTTAATTCCATCCTTAGCTAATGCCTGTAAGTTACGAGCATCACTAAAGCCATCACCACCAATGTCAAGTTCAACTTCATTGACACGGCGTAATGCTTGATTAACTAAAGATACAAAGTTAGCCATAGAGACATCCTAATGATAAGTGTGCCGAAGGGCCAGCCTCGTAAGAGACCAGCCCGACAGACTAAGTGATTTAGGCAGCGTTGTAACGTGCTGTGATAAGTGCCTCTGGACGCAGAATCTTGCGGCCATAAAGGTGCATACCACGAACAATGTCAGCAAAGCTATCTGGGTCACGGTAGTTCTCAACTTTGTTGATCTGCTCAGCAGAAGCAACAGCATCGTCCTGACCAGCTACGATAACACCGTAGTTAGCGTCTTGTGCAGTTGTACCAGAAGTACCAGCACCAGTGCCTTTAGCAGGCAATGCGTTGGACACATAAACACGGAAGCCGTGAATGTTGTTCAACACCAGACCGTTTTGCAGACCTGAACCACCGAAGTCACCATTCAACATACGTGAATCTTCGTCTTTCAGCATTTCTACAAACACTGGGTCAAGGACAACCCAACGACCACGTGCGTCTACATTCTGTGTGTCCATCTTACGAGCCATACGTGCAAGTACAGTCAAAGGGGAAACAGTTGTAGCTGACAGGGCTGTTGCGCCTGGCAAACGTGGTGCCAATGGTACGGAATCACCTGCAGTAGCTGTACCAGAGATGGTCAAGTTACCGAAGTCAGTTGCGTCCAAGTGGTTTGCTGTGAGCAATTCACCAGTCAAGTTACCCGCTGTTGGGTGCTGTGCATCGCCAGATGTACCAGTGATGAAAGCGCCTGCAGTTGTGTGACCTGAGAGGTACGACAGTACGTCTGTGTCCATAGCATCAGCCATCTTATAGGCAGCACGATCAGCAGCCAAAGATGTGAAGTCTACGTTTGCAAACTGCTCTTCAATGTCATCCATTTTGAAAGCAAAGTAGTTAGCTTGATCAATGGTGAGCGAGAAGTCAGAGTCATCAAGCTTCTCTACTGAGATACCTGTGTGACGCTGCAGAGCGTTGACTGTTACGTCTGGCTCTTTTTGAATGCGAACTGTGTCGCCTTGGTTTGCAATCTCACCGAAGTAAGAGTTGTTAGTGATTGCGTTAGTAACAGCAGAGCGGCGCAGTGCGATCTGTGCTTGTTTGGAGTAGATAATCGGGGAGAAGTTCCCGTCAAACCCACCACCAGCGGTTCCAATAGCCATAATAATTCTCCTTTATAGATATGGCGTGAGATTTAGACACTACATATCCACATTAAAAGAGGCTCATTGTATTAGGGTAGTCAGCTGTGTTATCAGGAGGGCCATCCTTCAAACGCTGGGCCTATACTCAGAGGTAGTTCTTCGTGTGGCTAGTGCTTAGTGAAAAGCATGTACAAGCAGTTTATGCCTGACAATGTACATGCCTATAGTTTTACTTACGATACAAGCATTGTCAACTTATTTCTTTGATACATCGTAAATAAACTTACCAGAGCGCTGAGCATCAAAGATCTCATCCATGCGCTTCTCGTATTCCTTGATAGACATCTTAGCTACCTGCGACTCAGTGATATACTTAGATGAATCATCTGTGTCGGGTGATGCCCGTCCTTTAGCTTTGACTGAGGATGCTGCTGCTTTATCAGAGCTAGACACCTTCTTAGTCTTAATACCTTGATCTGACTTATAAAGATCAATAACTCGTGCAACCGACTTAGCGTCTTCACTGTTCTCATACAGAGCATCCTGTACTACTTTAGGCTGCTTCTCTGCCCAAGAGTGAAACGCATCATCAGCACGAATCTCTTGGAAGTCTGGGTGAAAGGACAATAACTCTGCTTCTGCCTTCTCACGCTTAGCTGTTGTACGTAAAGCTTCAATCTCTTTTAAACGCCCATCAAGCTCAGATGAACGTTCACTAGCTTTCTTATCAGCAATAGCCTCTACGATACCTGCAATGTCTGGGTACTTCTTAGCCCAAGCCTCTACTTCATCTTCTGACTTAGGTAGTACAAGCTCATTCTTTGTAGCCGCATCAAGCTGAGAAGTTAGCTTATCAAGCTGTGCCTGAAACTCTTTCTCTTTCTCTTGAGTGTGACGCCTTAGATCACCGTAACGCTTCTTGAAGTTCTTCTCTTCTGTACTTAAATCTTCATCTTCTTGTGCTTTAGCTTGTGGTTCTTCTTCTTGTTTGGAACTACTCTCTGCCTGAACTGAGGGTTCGCTAGACTCTGAGCTATCGGGTTCCGCTTCAACAGCTTCCTCTTCTGTTTCATCTTGCGTTACCCCTGCTTGCTTGAGCAGTTCTTTTAGTTCAGCCTCATCACGTTCTACACGAGAGAGATTACGCTTATGGGACAATGAGTCCGTTTGAATGGCTTCCGACATTTATTACTCCTTATGTTGGGGCCAGCCGTAGCTGGGTAGCCTTATAGTTATATGGGTAGTCTGGTAGTTACTTCTTCTTCTTAGGCTTGGATGCGAGACCACCCTCTGAGAAACCGTAGCCGCCGCCTTTGGCAGATGACTCAAGTTTCTCCTTTATTTTAGCGCCTTCTTTTTGTATGTCACTAATCTCACTTTCAGTGGCTAGGTTTTCTCGTGCAGCCTTCACTACTTTAGCTGTACCCTCATCTGCTTTACTAGCTGCATCTGCAAAGATGTCAGATGGGCCGCTGTCATCACTAGAAACAGTAGGTGCTAATGGGCCTTTATAGTCTCTAGCACCTGGCTCATCATTCAAGCTAGTAACGGTGATAGGAGAAGGAGCTTCAACAGGCGACATACCTGTTGGGACATAACCAGCATCAGGGGTATATGTCATAGCTGCTTCTACTTCAGCAGGGGTCATTACAGGAGGTGCTGCAGGAGGTGAAGGAGGTGTTGCCTCAGGCTTCTTAGCTTCTTCTGTCTTACCAAACAGACGCTCAAACAAACCAGGCTGATCTGCAGTCATAGTCTCTGTAAGATCTGTATAGAAAGCCTTTTGCTTAGCATCTAAGGAAGGATCTTCCATACGGCGTTCAAGTTCTTTAGTGACTAGCTTTGATTGATGCCACGTAGCTGCTTTAAAGGCCATACCCATAAGAGGGTTGAGCATACCTAAACCTAATGCAATAGCGTTTCTATTTGTATCTTTTTGTGCATCAACTAGATCACGTAACTCTGCTGCTGACAAACCCTTGTAGTCAATAGGATCAGGATCTTTTACAGGATCAGGGCCATCGCTATCACCGCCTGATTGAGCTTTAGCTTGAGTAGCTGCAGCATCAGCCTCTGGGGTATATGAAGAGTAGCCATCAGGTATTGCGCTCATAGGCATACCGTTGAAGAACAGAATAGTAATGATATTGCCTGCAGCATTCGTATACTGGCGCTGCTCCATACCTGTGCCTTGGTAGTTTTCTTCTGTTAAAGGAATGTCACCTGTATCGACTAAACCACCAGGAGCATAACCAGATATGAAGCCACCCTTATTCATCATAGGTTGTTCTGGCTCACCGTCATCAATTATCTGTAGCTCAGAGATGTCAAACGGAAGTTCATCACCACCCATCTCCATGCCAACAGGTTCACCACCAATGCGCCCATTAGATTCCATGGAGTTGAAACCCATCTTAGCTTCTGTGCGTAGATCCTCAAAGAACTTAACACCAAAGAAGCGTACTACATCAGCAGGTACAACATACTCACCCTCACTTAGTTGAGCAGGGATGTCATCACGTACTTCTTCTGGTAAGGAGCCTGTAGGTACTTCATTGCCTGACACGGGGTCTACACGCTCACCTTCATTACCGAAGGCCATTTCCATCTGCTCATCCATTTACATAATCCCTCAAGTACTTAAGTTGTCTCAGCGCTTTGATAGCACCTTGGTGGCGGTATATCTCAGCAGTATCTGAGAGATTCTCCATACTTCTATGGTTTCCTGAGATGCGATCCTCAAGCTCTTCAAGAAACGCATCCCATACTTCTTTATCGTTAACTATTCGCTTAAGCGACATTGCCACTAAATCCTTGCTCACCTGGTGTTGGTGCTGTACCCATACCTATCTGACCACCGCCACCACCTGATGTGTCCTGTACGCCGCCCTGAGGGCTCTGTGGTGCCTGTTCCTGTCCTTCAGGTGCTGGGACACCCTCTGGCCCCATAGGTGGCTGTGCTGGCTGCTGAAAGCCTTTGAGGATCTCAGCTTGGATAGCAGCATCCTGCATGGAGTTAGTAACCTTGTCTGGGTCAAGATCCATAGACTTAGCAATCTCACGAATGACGTAATCCATCTTAGCAAAGGGAGCTAGTACTGGGTTCTGTGCAACCTGCAAGAACTGCATCAAACGCTGTGACCGTACTTCGTTAGCCATCAAGCTCTCTGTACCAGACGCATGTACCTCTAAATCACCACGAATAGACTCATCGAAGTCGAACTGCATGTTAAATGCAAAGAAGGACTTACCTAATGGGCGAATCAGATAGTCATCAACGTTCTTAACTACTGTACGAATACTACCATTAGCTGCAGACATAAGCATACTGATACCAGAAGCTGTACGTCCTACACCACTAACACCCGTCTGACCATGTGCAAAGCTAGGAAAGCCAGTGCTCTCATCAGCAAGAACGCGTGCTTTATCAAAGAGTTGCATGTTCTCTTGTGCTACGTTAGGGAACTTAGTGCCGAAGATAGCCTGCCCTGGAGCACCGCCTTGGCGGCGAAACACCTTGCCGGGATACACGCTTAAGTCTTGGCCGGGTACAAGGTTAGTCTCATCTACTTCAATGATCAGGTTACCAGATAGAGCAGCGTTGTCAATAGCCATACGCATAAAGCCATTCATCAACGTCTGTGTATCATCCATGTTCTCAGCAATACCTACACCAAAGAAGGAGTAAGGGTTATGCTCATATGGTACAGCGTAGTATGGAATACGTGTAGGCTTGAATGGGTTAAGCACAAAGCGCAGTACTTCACCGTTACAGATCCACACGTTACAGTTTACTTCATCAAACTCTTTGAGTGCCTTAGGAATAGATACACCATGCTCTTCTAAAACATCTGTATCCACAAAGCCCCAAAACTCTAGTACTTCCCAACGCTCAGAGGATGGCTGTGTGTCATCATCCTCCATACTCATTTCCCAGTACTTCTGAACGTAGTTTGGCCCCTTATCAACTGCCATACCAATAGAGTCATCCATAAAGTAGGGACGCCCTTTTAGAGCACGTAGTTGTGTGCGAGACATCTTGTGCCGCTGCACTACATACTCTGCATCAGTCATAGACTTAGCTTCTGGGTCAGGATAGAAGTCCCATACAGAAACGTGACTACACTCTGGAACAGTCTTAACTAGAGGGTCATACTCACCTTCTTCATTCCAGTTAGGATACTCCTTATCTACAGCAAATGGGCCTTTCATAACACCCGTGCCAAGTAGAGCCATCTCAAACGCCATAGAGCGTAAGTGCGTAGAAGCGCCAGACTCTTGTAGCTGATCGTGGATCTTCTTCTCCATCTTCTTAGCTGCTATCAATGCAGGATGGAAAGTGACTGTTGTAGGTGAAGTACCATCACCCTCTACAATCCTATCAGACACAGACTCTAGCTTGTTAGCTACAGGGCCAAGGCGCTTAGATAGATCAACAAGAGTTTCACCAGGCTGTAGCTTGTTTTCACCATCAAGCAGATAAGGCTTAGGAGAAGGCTGTTGTGTTACAGGATCAAGAGCCTTACCTGCAGCAGCAGCGTTAGGATCTACATTAATATGCAAAGACTCAGCTACACCATCAGGAAGTACAGAGGGGTTAACAGACAGAGGGAACTTGTTATTACCAAATAGTACGTCTACGATCTGACCATATGCTGCAAGTGTCTTAGTCTTAGTAACCTTAACAAACACACGAGACTTCTCTGTGTCAGTGAACTGTACGTCCTTGCTATATAGGCCACGATAGTTACGATAAGCTTTAAGCCACCGCTCTTCGTCAGCATATCGTGAATCCTCAGAACGTTTGTAACGATCTTCAACGAAAGATATTACGCTAGATTTAGCCTCAAAGATACTGTCTGTACTGCCTTCTGCAGCTACGACTTCATCTGTTTCAAACATTTCTTCTTGTTCTGCCATTATCAATACCCGAATGATGGATCACTAGCCTGAAAGCCAGTGCGTTGTTTTGCTGGGTTGTAGTCCCATATGCTGCTACGTGGACGTGTCATGATCCCATACCTTAGAGCGTCATATAAGTGATCCTCTGCGTGAGTATCAACATCTTCTGGGTTTCGCTTGTCCAGAGGAATACTTGGAATCTGTGCAATAGTGTTAGTGCAGTTATCCATAAATACTAGGCGAGGCTTCTCAGTAAACTCATCTACCTGTAAACGCCTGTGTATTTCGTTCTTACCTGAGACACGTGAGCCTCTTGACCTGTCAGACGGACGCCAGCGGCACCCTTTGTGATTCATCTGCTCTGCCAAGCTAGGCCCAGTGTCTCCACGGTTGTGCCATAAAGAACTATCCAGCACCCCGTATCTTATTGTACCGTCTCTTGCTTCTGCTTCAAGTATTAAATCTGCTAAGTCAGAAGCTGTAACTTTAGAGACATACATCTCACGGTACACAATTAGTTGTTCGTCAGGTGCTACAGCAAACCACAGAACACCAGTGTAACTGCCATAACCGTAATCGCAAGCCCTAAACTTTGCCCAAGAGTCAGGTACATCGAATGAGTCAACAACATGTATCTTTCGGTCAAACTCTGGAAAAGCGGCACCCTCATTAATATCCCAGTTACCTTCGAGTAACTGCTTGCGCTGATGGTCTGGAAGCGAGAGAAGCATTGCTTCATAGTCGCCAGCTTCAGCCAAGTACGGATTGTCGAATAGAGAGGCAGGAATAAAGCGTCTTTTAAATAGAGGCTCACCTTCTTTACTATGCCCTTTAGGGAAAGTAATCGTGTCACCTGTTTCGATATTAGTTGCCCAGAACGCACTACCAGCCGTTGAAGGGTCAATAAACATCTTTTTAACCCAAGCATGTCCGTTTCCTCCAGGGTTTGTTGTTGCTCTCATGTATAGCCCAAGGTCTGACGCATGTGCAGATCTCAAGCGACTCCTCATATAATCCCAAGCGTAAGGGCTATTCCATTGCGTAAGCTCATCGAATCCAATCCAGTTAAAAGCCTGACCTTGATAGCGTGTGACATCCGTGTCTTTATCAAGATAAGACATCCAAAGTCTGCCGCCCTGAGGAGAAGTCCATTGCGATTTACGTTCCGACCACTTAATTCCAGGTATAGCACGAGGGTATAACTCCTGACTCTTTTGTATGAGTTCTCTTAGTTCTTCTGTAGTATGACGTACAAGCAGCCCTGAGAAGTGCGGGTCATTCAAACCATGTAGAGGGTCAGCCAACATGGCGTAGCTCTTACCTCCACCCGCTGCCCCACCATATAGAACCTCACGCTCTGACGCACTAAGAAAGAATGTCTGTGGGCCAGGGTTAGGCTTGAACACAATGTTCTGAGCCTCTTCTACATCATACTCAGCTGCCTTTACTTGAGCAGGTACAGTCTGTTTATCCTCTACTTCAATCGTTTCCGCTGGAATCGGTGTAGGCTCCTGCACCTTTCTTTTCGAGCTTTTCGATTTGGTCAAGCGTTTCTTGGAGCCACTTGGCAAGCTTGCGCTTAATTGCAAGTGCTTTTCTACGTTTTTGCTCGACATCAATTCTCTTCTTTAGGCCTGTATACGTCATAGTTCTACCTGTCTCTTTACTTAGCCAGGCTGCTACCGCACGATAACTATACTGCTTAAGATGACGCTTTGCAAGCTCTAAAGCTTCAAGCTCTGATTCTATAGGTAAAAGAAGTCTGTCGTTATCAGGATCTACCCTGTAACCAAAGGGTATTATCTTTGTAATCCTAACTATAGGGTGCCATTCTTTTGTGTGGTTCTTGGGAGGTAACGGTAGCTGCCAATAACCTAGATCTCTTTCAGGTATTATTCGTTCGAACCTTCTTTAGGTGGCAGATAGAAAACGCCTCCGCCAGATGTTACGTCTACTTTGTCTACCTTACCAAGTCCTGCACGATCTAGCAAGTCCTTAGCTGCAACCATCTTCTCTTTAATGCCTAGCTCTGTAGGATCGTACAAAGCACCTACCATAGACATAGCAGCTTTAGGTGCCATACGTGCAAAGTAAGAACGAGTCTTTTCACCTATCTCATCCTTGAGAGTTTCTACAATAGCAGAAGTGCTAGACGTAGGGTCATAACCTGCAAGTTTCTTAGCTGCAACTGCATCTCCATTAGCCTCATCAAATAAGACATCTAGAAAGCGTTGCTGCTTTTCTGTTAGTGCTCTAGCCATGTTAAGTCCCTTAGTTACCGTTACTTTTATTCATTAACGTCTTTGCGTATCCTATAGCGTGGTCTTTACGGCACGTTATTATAACAACTTTTCCATCTTTATCATAGATAACGTAGCTACCATTCTTATTGTGATGTAGTATCACAGTCCCTCATCTTACCACTTGCCTTGTTTTACACCTAAGAAGTACATAACTATTATTAAAGAACCTACACCTGCAAGAGCTACTGCAATACCTACAGCCCAGTTAATACAGTTATCTATAAACTCTTGCTTCTTATAGACTAGCTCACGTTGTTCTTTACGTTGCTTAGCTTCTATACGTACTATCTCTTCCCAAGCACTAGGCCCATATGTCCATGATATGTGTGACTTAAGCTCTTCTCGCATCTCTTTGAGCTTCTGCTTTTGTGACCATATCTCCAAGGCATTAGACTGGTTGTCACTAAACATCTTATACATAGGAGGATTCTTAGCTTTGTCCTCCAAGAAGTCTAGATCACTTACAGCCTTAGACCATTGTGACACTGCGCCAGTCATAGCACTAATCTCTCGCCCTACAGATACAGCTTTCTTGATACCATTGTAAGCTGTAGTAGCAGCCGCCATAGCTGTAAAAGGATCAATCATCTTACTTAGCCATATCCCTATGGTCTCTGTTGATGTATCGTAGCTCACTCTCCATAACAGCTATACGTTGCTTGAGTTTATTAATCTCATTGATAGCTAAGGTCATAGATGCAAGCTCATCCCATAGCTCTTCTATGTCATCCCACACGTATTGTATCTCTACGCCATTACCTTCAACATCACGCTTAAGGTTAATGTTATCCTCAATAGCCATACGTGAGCCTAACTGGCTTACTGTTTCTTCTAGGCTTGCTATCGTGGAGGCTTGTTGTGATACCCACCACACTCCACCACCAAGCTGTACAGCCATAGCAGCCACAAGGGCTATAGGTAGTTTAACATTCTCCACAATAGCTCTCCTAACTATTTGAAACTTTCTGCTACGACATTGCGGATCTCTCCACGTGCGATACCAATGTCATGTAACTCTTTGTCTGACATATT